AGAGTGAGGAAGTTGTTATACCCTATCGCTCTCCTATTGATAAAAGAATACATAGATATTTCGTTGACTTTTCAGTCACTATTAAAGATAAAGAAACTAATACTCTTAAGACTTATTTAGTTGAAATCAAACCATATTCTCAAACTATTCAGCCTGAATATCCTGGAAGCCAAACACGTAGGTATTTGAAAGAATGTCACAGTTTCATAGTTAATTCAGCTAAATGGAAAGCTGCAAAAGAGTATGCTTTAGATCGTAATCAAAAGTTCATTATTTTAACAGAAAAAGAATTAGGATTAGATAATAGTAAATAAATAGTAATATGGCTCCAGTAAGACAAACAGCTCAGGACATTTTCAACAAATATGGTCAAGATAAGACCATATTAACGAAGTCATTAAACTGGTTTCAAAGGGAAACTGCAAAATTAAGAACTGCTCGTATTCAGCCACAATCTTTGTTAAGACCAGACAGTAAGAATCGTACATCAACTGTAATGGTTCCAGGAAACTTGTATATGTATTTTTACGATGCAAAGTTAAAAGAACAATTACCATATTATGATATGTTTCCTTTAGTATTTCCATTCTCAACTACTGATAAAGGATTTACTGGATTGAATATGCATTATCTACCATATCAATTAAGAGTAAGATTATTAGATAGATTATTAGAATATGCGAATAATAAAAAATATGATGAAACAACTCGAATACGTTATAGCTGGGCGACTATAAGATCGGCGAGTAAATTTGTTTTAGCAAAGCCCTGTGTGCATTCATACTTATATGATCACATACAATCAACAATGTTAAGAGTCTCTCCTGAGAATTGGTTTACAGTTATGATGTTGCCTGTGGAAAGATTTACAGTAAACAAATCAAATGTTTGGGCAGACAGTATAGGAAAAATTTAATGTCAATTTTAGATATATTCGGATTATCAAGAGCAGAAGCACCAACATCACCACAAGATATAAAAAGATTTATTGCTGAGGTTAAAAAAGATGGTTTAAGTAGAACGAATCGTTTTGGTTGTACTGTTGATGCACCAAAGACTTTAAGAACAAACCCAGCATTCGCTGCAGCTGATTTTTACAGAAAGTTATTTTTATACTGTGAATCAATTAACATTCCTGGAGTAAATATATCTACAACTCCTGCTCGTACATTCGGCGAAACAAGAGAAATGCCTTATGAAAAAGTATTCGATCCAGTGACTGCAAATTATTACATAGATACAGGATTTAAAGTGAAAGCTTTCTTTGAAGCTTGGCAGGATTCAATTCAAAATACAACAGATAGAACAATACAGTTTTATGAAAATTATGTAAGTACAGTTCATCTATTTGTAAATGATGTAGCAAATAATACAAGATACTTAGTTAAGCTACATGAAGCATATCCTAAAACAGTGCAGAGTATTAATTTGGCTCAAGGATCAAATGAAGTTGCAAAACTTAATGTGACTTTTGCTTATAAGTATTTTACTACAAGTTTATATGCACCTCCTCCAAAACAAAATAAAGGGTGGATTCAATCTATATTAGAGGGAATACAAGGTATTGGTAATCAAGTATTAACTGACCCTGCTGGTGTAATTGTAAATTCTTTACCAGTTGCAGCAAATTACTTTAGTGATTTTGCAGGATTTCAAGATACATTTACTGGATTAAGTAATTCAATTAGTAATAATCGAACAAATCAGTTTGCACCACAATATGAACAAGCAACTCCTGAGATACTAGATGCGAGTGTTCGTTTTAGTCAAAAAACTTTAGATGGTATGTTAGGAAGTACATTTAGATCAGTTTAATTATAGGAATATAAAATGTCTATCATAGATGATAAATTAAGTGAAGTGTTTAATAGTGAGAAATTAAAGGTCAGTGAACCAACTGAACCATTTACAAATTTGGAAGTAATTAATCCAAGAGAGATAGCAAATGAAAAAGAGAATACGATTGCTACTGATTTTAATACTTCTCGTGTTAATCTTCACAATCTTCTTATAAAAGGAGAAGAAGCATTAAAGCATTCACTCGAGATAGCAAAACAATCAGAGCATCCAAGAGCCTTTGAAGTTGTAGGTAATATGATAAAACAACTTGCTGATGTAAACCAGCAATTATTAGATTTACACAAACAACAAGCAGATGTAGGACGAATACAAAAGACAGATACAAAAACTGTAAACAATAATGTGTTTATAGGTTCTACGAATGAATTGAATAAGATAATTAAAAATTATAAAGAAACTGAAGGAGAATAATAATATGGCATTGCCAATAAGTAGTACACCAACCTATACATTAACTGTTCCGTCTTCAAAGAAAGAATATAAGTATAAGCCATTTCTAGTAAAACAAGAAAAAGCTTTATTACTTGCTTTCCAATCTGAAGATGAGAAGACAATGATGAATACACTTAAAACAATTGTTGGTGAGTGTGTAGTCGGACTTGATACAAATGATTTAGCATTATTTGATTTAGAATACATCTTTTGTCAATTACGTGGTAAATCTGTTGGTGAAGAAGTAGAATTAATCGCTAAATGTGATACACCAGAGTGTAAAGATAATAAGGAAGCTAAGAGTATATTAAAGATTAATATAATGAATGTTCCTGTAATTACACCAGAAGGACATGAGAATAAAATATCTCTATTTAATGATGTAGGTGTTGTAATGAAATATCCATCATTAGATTTACTTTTAAAATTAAAATCATTAAAATTAACAGAGCAAAATAAACTAGATACAGAAGTTTTCTTTGATATTATAACTGATAGTATAGATTACATATATGATGGACAACAAATATATCATAGTAAAGAACAAACTAAAAAAGAACTAAGTGAATTTGTTAATAACTTAACAACAAGTCAATTTGGTAAAATACAAAAGTTTTTCGAAACTATGCCAAGGTTAAGTAAAGAAATAATCTGGACTTGTAAAGGGTGTAACAAAACGCATACAAGAAAGATAGAGGGTTTAGCTAATTTTTTTTCATAATGCTCAGCCATGAGTCGTTAGTCAATCATTATAAGACTAACTTCGCATTAATGCAATATCATAAATACTCTTTGACTGAGCTTGAAAATCAGATACCCTTTGAACGTGAAATATACGTTGAAATGTTAATTAAACATTTACAAGAAGAAAAACAAAAAGCAGAACAAAGAAGATTACAAAAATAAATGGCACTCACAAACGTACTCGTACAACAATCTATCGCAAACGTAGGGCAACCGAAAGCACTCTTAGTTGATGCTAAGGGGCAACCACTTATTGCAGATTCAAAAAACATTTCAAATAAACCAGTCGCAAACGAAGAGTCAGCGAGAGAAACTTCATTAAATATTCAAAAGATGGTAGATTTACTCGAAGTAATCGCTAAAGGTATGTCGAATAATAGTGGTCAAAAATTAGAAGAGAATAAACCAGAATCTTTAAATTTCGGTAATATGCTTGGTTTTTATGGCTCAATGATATTCTTTAAATTATTTGATGCTCTCTTCGCAGGTATTGCTGGTGCTGCAAAATTTATTTTCGCAAGAGTACTTCCATTCCTCGCAAAAGGTTTTATAAAAATAATTGCAGGATTCTTTGGATTCTTAGCAGGGATTCCAGGAGGAATTGCTGCAGCCATAATCGGAGGAATTACAGTAGGGATTGCTGGACTTGTTCGTGCGTTTAAAGATGCATTCGCAATGTATAAATCAGGTGGTAGTTTCTTTGATATCGTAGGTGCATTTGTAGAAGGATTTTATAAAGGTGCATTAAATTTTGTATTTGGTGTAGTAGATTGGGTTGCGAATTTATTCGGTTTAGATTTACCTGACAATCTTGGCGATATAATTGTAAATGGAATTAAGTCATTCTTCGGTAAGATTGCTGATTATATATCTGAATTACCATCACGTCTTGGTAAAATGCTTACAGGGTTTTTAAATAACATTGGAATTCCAGAATTTAAAATTTTAGGAGTTTCGATTGGTCCTTTTTATCCTTTCAGAAAATCAAATGAGAATGCACCAATAGAGAATACAGTAGGTCCAGAGAAACCTATTCCTTCAAATATTTTACCAAGATCAAATAATGTAGAAGGATTAAATTCTGATCGAACACTTGATTCTGATGGAATGCCAAGTAGAGCTCCAGTGACTCCAGTTTCACCATACATTAATAAAACAGTGACTGGTGAAACAGTTTCTCTTCCAAAAACTCCAATGACAGAAGAATCTGCAAAATCAATTCTGAATAAGAATGCTGGCATACAAGATGCAATGAACATTCGAATGAATGGATTAA